AAGCGATCAGCCGGCCCGGCGCACTCAAAGGTGTCAGCCCGCTCGAAGCGGCCCGCCAAGCGCTCGGGCTCGGGATCGCGGCCGAACAGTACGCAGCGTCGTTCTTCGCGAACGGGACCGTCCTGTCTGGCATCCTCTCCACGGACGCCGACCTGACCGAAGACCAGGCGAAAGGGCTCGCCCAAGCGTGGCAGAACGCGCATGGCGGCCCGTACAACGCCCACAAGATCGGTGTCCTCGACCAGGGCGCCAAGTTCGAGTCTGTCTCGGTGACGCCGGAGCAGGCCGAGTTCCTCGACAGCAGGAAGTACTCGGCGGCCGCGGTGTGTTCCCAGATTTTCCTGGTCGACCCGACCTGGTTCGGCCTGTCGATGGGCGGCCAGTCCCTCACCTACCAGAACCTCGAGCAGCGTTCTACCGCGACGGTCACGTACACGCTGATGCGGTGGGTGAACCGGCTCGAACGGGCCTACTACAAACTGCTTCCCCGGCCGCAGTACGTGAAGTTCAACCTGGACGCCCTGAAACGTGCCGACTTGAAAGCACGGATGGAGTCGTACCGGATCGGTCTCGGTGCCACCCAGCCGTTCCTGACCGTGAACGAAGTCCGCGAGCTCGAAGACCTGCCGCCCGTCCCTGACGGCGACACGATCAAAACCGCGCCCGAACCTGCTCCTGCACAGATGAACCCATTCGCACCGCCGCCCGTCCCGAACGGGAACGGTCAGCCCGCCACCGTGGGAGCAGCAGATGGAACGTAACGACTTCCTCACCTTCGAAACGTCGGCCGGCCCGGCCCGCAGGAGCCTCACCACCGAAATCGAATGGCGTCAGCTCGACGGCGGCAAGACGCTCATGTTCCGTGGTCATGCGTCGACGACCGAGCAGGAGTACGACGTGTACGGCGGCGAATGGCCCGGCTGGGTGGAGACGATGGCGGCCGGGGCGTTCAAACGGACAATCAACAACCATGCCGACGTCGTGTTCTTGGTCAACCATGCCGGGATGGCGCTCGCCCGCACCAAGGCCGGCACCCTCAAACTCAGTGAGGACAATGTCGGCCTGGCCGACGAAGCCCGACTGAACCCGAAAGTCGGCGCGGTGTCCGACCTGTACGAGCTGACCCGCGACGGCAACATGACCGAACAGTCCTTCGGGTTCAAAGTCGTCCGCGACGAATGGCAGAACGCGGACGGCGAACCGGCCGACGACCAGACCGGCACCCACCGCCGCATCCTCGAAGTGAACATGAACCGCGGCGATGTCAGTGCCGTGAACTTCGGCGCGAACCCCAACACGGACGGCGGGTTCCGCACCGACATGGCGCTCGCCGAACTGCGTGACGGACGACTGCCCGTCGACGATGCCCTCACCGCCCTCGCCCGCACACTCCTCACCGAGCAGCGCGACCTCGAAATCCAGATCGATGTCCCGGCCGAAGAGCCGGACCCACTTGTCGCCGCATACCTCTCCTTGTGGGAGCTGCGGCGCGACCCTGCCGCCCAATAGCGGCCGCGACCTCGGAGCAGCGCCTCGGACCCGCAAGGGCACCACGCGGATGTCACCACGTCGCCACAACAACCAAACACGAACAAAGGACGGCCCGTTGTGGCTGACAGTAACGAGTACATCAAGGAACTGAACGAGCAGCGCATGAAAATCTGGGAGCGGGGCAAGGAGATCCTCGACCGCGCCTCCAACGAGAAGCGTTCGCTCTCCGACGAGGAGTCGGACAACTACGACAAGGTCAACGCCGACATCATCCGCCTCGACAAGACCCGCGATGCGTTCGCCGCTTCGGCGTCCGCGCAACGCGAGTTCGAGCAGGTCAACGAAGAGCTCCGCAAGGTCACGACCCCCGTCGAACGGGCCGACCTCGCCGTCCGCGACTCGAAGATGGAAGACGAGATCCGTTCGTTCTTCCGCAGTGAGATCCGCACACGGGGCATCAACGCCCTCGAGATCGACATGACCGTCCCGGCCCGCATCTACGACATGGCCCGCAACGGCATGCCCCTCTCCGAGCTCCGTGCTGTTGTCGCCACCGACACCGGCGCCAGCGGCGGCAGCTTGACTGTCCCGACGACGGTCGCATCCCAGATCTACGCGTACATGACCGCCCAGGTCGCGATGCGCCGCATGGGATGCACGATCCTGACAACAAGTGCGGGCAACGCGATGAACTTCCCGCGCGTGTCGACCCATTCGGTCGCGACGCAGGTCGCGAACCAGGACACCGCCTTCGCCGGCACCAACCCGGTCCTGTCGATGATGACGTTGAACGCGTACGACTACGGCGAACTCGTCCCCGTCAGCAACGACATGCTCGAAGACTCCGGTGTCGACGTGCTCGGCTGGGTGTCCCGCCAGATCGGCCGGGCCATCGGCCAGGTCACCGCCACCGCCTACGTCACCGGCACCGGTTCGTCGCAGCCGCAAGGCATCGAAGGTGCGATCACCGGCGCAGCAACCATCGCGTCCGGCGGTTCCCTGTTCGGACTTCCCGCCGGCCAAGAACTGGAGAAGCTGATCGACCTCCAGTACTCGGTCGTCGACTCCTATCGGCAGTTGCCCAGTACGGCATGGCTGATGCGTGACCTGACTGGCGCACGGATCCGCAAGATCCGTGACGGTGCGGGCGGCACGGCCGGCCAGTTCGTGTGGCAGCCGTCCCCGACGGTCGGTGCGATCGGCGGCCAGCCCGACACGTTCCTCGGTGACCCCGTCTACTTCGACCCGAACGTCGCGAGCATGGCGTCCAACGCGAAGATCGTCTACTACGGGGCGTGGGAGGCGTACTACATCCGTGACACCCGCAACTTCCGGCTCGAACGTTCCGACGACCTGTACTTCGACAAGAACCAGGTCGCCTTCCGCGGGCTGCTCCGCACCGACGGCGACCTGATCGACGCGAACGCGATCAACGCCCTGAAGCAGAGCGTCTGATGGCCTCGCATGTCAGTTCCGCCGACGCGTCGTCACTCGCCGGTATCGCATCGGAACATTCCGGTGTCACGACGACCATGGCCGGCGGGGCGGTGTTCCCCGGCAACTACCCGCCCGACTTCGCCGACCTGCCAACCCCGGACGACGCCGCAAACGGGGCGATCGGCAACCCGTTGCTGGCCGGCCCGTCCGGCGGTCACAACCCGGCAACGCCAGGGTCGACAAGCGTCTGACCTCCGTGCAGGAGGCGTGCGACGGCCCCGTCACCATCCTTCCGTGAGTGGTGGCGGGGCCGTTCGCCGTACCCGCACGGCATTCCTCCTGCACGGAAGGACTCTTATGAGCGACTGGTTCCGCACCCAACGGGCACCGCAGATGGACATCGGCAAATGTGACCTGTGCAACAACGACGCCGTGTTCATCTACGCGTCCGAACATGGCACCTACAAACGGTGCCCGACGCATTCGTCGGTGCGGGACTGGGATGACCTGACCGTCACCCGGCCGGCGACCGGACCCCAGGAACAACGCTGATGCGCTTTCTCATTCATGGGAATGCGCCGACCGCGAACACCGGGTACGGCATACAGATCGCGCAACTCGCCCGGCTGCTGCAGGCGGACGGCCATCAGGTCGCGTGCTCGTCAACGTGGGGAGAGCAGGGCGGCACCCGCACCTGGGATGACGGCATCCGCATCTACGGGTCACGGTTCGACACGAACGGCAACGACTCCCTGCATATGTACGCCGAGCACTGGTTCGACGGTGAACCCGGCTGGATCATCACCTGCACGGACGTCTGGGTACTCAAGAACCCTTTGCTCGCCGATTTCAACATTGCGGCCTGGACACCCGTCGATCACTGGCCCCTCCAAGGCAACGTCCGGGAGTTCTTCCAACTGACCGGGGCGCTCCCGGTCGCGATGTCGAAGTTCGGGACGGACGCCCTCGCCGACCTCGACCCCGCCTACATCCCATTGTCGGTCGACACCAACATTTTCCGGCCCGTCTCGGATGTCGGTGGGATCTCACCGCGCGAGAAGATGCTCGGCGTCCCCGAAGACGCGTTCGTGGTCGGCATGGTCGGCATGAACAAAGGCTGGGCCAAAGACAGGAAAGGTTTCAACGAAGCGTTCCGGGCGTTCGCAGTGTTCGAACGGGACCATCCGGACGCCTACCAGTACGTCCATGCCGAGAAGCTCGGCGGGGCCGAAGGCCA